GAATGAAATGCTGCGGAAGCACGCGCATCCGATTGTCACCGTCACGGCGGAGGGGCTGGAGCTTGCGGACGCTACGGGGGAGAGCCTGGACAGGCTGACCCTTGGACGGATCTGCCGGATTCCGCTGACTGAGTTCGGCACGACCATCGAAGAGCGGATCACCCAGATCGAATATACCGACAAGCTCCGGCAGCCGGAAAAGATCCGGATCACGATGAGCAACCAGCAGACCGACCGGGACATACTCCGCCTGATTGCGGAAGAAATGAAGACAGGCGGAGGCCGGGGCGGACGCGGAGGCCGGGGTGCGGCCAAGCAGTCCAAAGAGGACCACGCGTGGTTCGAGGACACCAACAGCCATGTGGCGATGTGCGCGGTCGGCATCATTGGAAAGGATGCCCAGGGCAAGCCGAACTGGCAGAGGCTGAGCCGGCTGGAAGTCAACGAGAACGGCATCTACGGCGAAGTGCAGGGCGTGCAGAATGATATCAAGGTCGCCGGAACCCTGATCGAACAGAACGAGAATCAGATCAAACTGGAGGCCAAGCGCTTTGACGAAGGACAGGCGCGGCTGACCGCCAGGATCCAGGTGGAGGCTGACCGGATCACTGCGGAAGTCAAGAACCGGCAGCAGCAGGGCGAGAACCTTTCCAGCCGGATCACGCAGACGTCCAGAGAGATCACAGCGGAGGTCAATCGGGCCAGCGCCGCGGAAGGAAAGCTGAGCTCCAGGATCACGGTCAATGCCAACGGGATCAGCACGAAGGTCGAGAAGAACGGCGTCATCAGCGCGATCAATCAGACGGCTGAGTCTGTTACGATCAGCGCGAGAAAGATTAACTTGAGCGGATATGTGACGGCATCTGAGCTTGCGTCAACGAACGCGAAAATTGACAATCTTATCGGCGGCATGACGGCGTTTGAAAGCGTGAGGACGCCGAAACTTTATCTGGGCAGTTGGCTAATACATTTAAGCACAATTGATGGAAACAAGGTGTTGACATGGGGATAAAAGACCGGATCGAAAGCGTATACAACTCCCTGCAGGATCTGGACATGAAGCCCACGCCGCACAACGTGGGGATTATGGGCGATGTCTACTTCACCCTGCGGGGGATCTACAGAGAGCTTGAGGAGGCAGAGAATGCGGGAGCAAAAGACGGGACAGCGGCTGATCCTGGCGGACGGGACGAAGCTTGAGGACAGCTATGCCGGATATGCGGAGGGTTACCTCTGGTGCTACCTCCGCGGGCTGAGCATGGCCGAGGCCGGGGCGCTTTTCCTGGACCCGGAGAAGACCGCCGTGATCAAGTTTGAGTACGGCGAAATGGAAGATGTCTATGAAGGTATGACCGAATGCAGGATCCTCCGCATGGATCTTGACGGACAGATCGCTGTCTGCATGACAAAGGGAGGCGAGGCGAATGGCTAAGGCGACCGGGTTTCAGATTGATCTGGAAACCATGGATATCAAAATGAACGCGGGAGACACCGGAAGCTATATTGTGCAGGGAGAACGTGAGAGCGGGACGGAATGGAACGCGGACGACCGGATGCTGTACACGATCCGGAATGCCCAGAAGGAAATCGTGCTGCAGAGGTTCTACCGGCTGGATGATGCCTTTGGGCTGGGCGACGGTATGGTTCTGGTTGAATTTCACAACGACGATACCGACGACTGGGAAGTGGGCATGTACGATGTCGAGATCCGGTTTGACATCGATCCAGTATGGGAAGGAACAGCCCCGACCGGGCGGTGCGAAGACGCGCTCCGGACGGATGCGGCCATCGTGGAAGGCAGCATTGTCCGGACGGCTATCCACTCCACGCTGACCATCGAAGAGATCTACGGGACGATTTAAGGATAGGAGGATACCCAAATGAGCGAACTTAATGAGGCGGTAAGGGTCACGGTACAGGATGCGGGCGTCATCACCGTGCCGATTGACGCCACGCTGACCAGAAGCAACGAGGCCGCGGACGCAAAGGCGGTCGGGGATGCGCTGGCGCTGAAGGCCGACAAGAGCGAGCTCGCGAACGCGATCACGGTCAACGGGCAGGCGGCGGACGCCCAGGGGCAGATCATCGTCACGGCTGAGGATACCAAAATCAGCGACAGCGACAGCACGACTGTCAAGGCGGCGATTGAGACGGTCGCCAGGCGGACAGCGCAGGATATCCGGATGGATTCCACTCCGACCGCGCAGACTATCGCGCAGGCCATGGCATCCGGCGCGACCAGGACGGCGGACCAGATCGCGATGAGCGCGGCAGATCAGACCACGGTCAAGGCCAGAACGGACGCGCAGGCGGCAGCCATCACGGAGCTGCAGCTGGCCGTCAGCGAGATGGCCGAGCAGACCGGTGCGGACATCCCATATCAGGCCGGGAGCGCGGAGACCATCAAGCAGCACGTGGACGCGCTGGAAGAGGACAAGGTCAGGACGGTCAACGAGATTGGGCCGGACGCGAACGGTAATATCGCCCTGGAGCGGGTACCCTACGCGGACAACCTGTACAGTGAGGACGCCGACCAGGTCAATGCCAGTTTTATCGCCCGCACCACCGGCGGGAGCGGAAGCCTGAGCGACGGCAACGCGTGGGCGCAGAGCATCCAGGGCAACAGGACCCGGGAAGGATATGTGCAGGAGCGCATCCAGATGACCATCACGCCGGTGCAGAGGACAGCCCCCGCAGCCATCACGGCGGTGCTGGATGAGGCGACCTTTGAGGCGTTTGTAGGCATCGCGGGGACCTACACCCTGACCTACTACGATGCGGGCGGATGGGACGCCAATCCGACTTCCTTTGGCCTGACGATCAGCAATGACCCGGTGGATGGGGATTCCATCACCATCGTCTGGGACGGCACCAATGATGCCGTGATGACGGTCAACGCCGTGCCGAGGGTGGTGCCTCCGGTGATCACGGCGACGATTGACCGGTCTGTTTTTGTGCAGTACGTGGCGGCCAGCGGAACAATTGTACTGGTTTACGGGGCGAGCGGATGGAGTGAGGACCCGGCGGCCTACGGCATTGATGTGCAAAATGTGCCGGTGGTCGACGATCAGATCAGCGTGGCATACACCAAAGAGGTCCGCGGGACGATCACAGTGGCAACGCCAACAAGGCTGGTCGCGACCGGATGGAACCTTTTCCGGCGGGCTCTTGGATATGCGCGGGTGGTGCGGTACTCCGATCTGTTCGGGTACAAAATCGGCGGAAGCTACAGCGCCGTGAAGTTCGCGCCGACCCTGACCGGGACGCAAACCGACGTCAGCGTGGACAGCAACGGGCTCTTCCAGGTGCCGAGCGACGGCTTTGTGTTCGTCACGGGCGGCGGGACTGACACCTACATCTACACCACGTGGAGCGACTGGGTCAGCGGATACGAGGGCGACTTCGAGGCGTACACTGAGAACGCGGTTGCACTGAGCGACATCATGACGGCGGTCTTCCCCTATGGGCTGTGCAGGGTCGGGGATGTCCGGGATGAGATCGATCTCCGGCATAAGCAGGCGATCAGCCGGATCCAGCGGATGACGTACAGCGAGGAAGCCAGGGCGAGCGCCGAGGCCAGCGGGCTGGCGTATGAGGTGGATGAGAACTACATCTACATCGTGCGCGATACCGAAGAGGTGACCGCGATCACGCTGGAGGAAGAATACACCGTCAGCGAGCACGGGCTTGAATTCTTCGACGGAGCGACGGTGCCGGTGTATGCGGAAATCCTCTATGGCGTCAACCTGAAGGACAAGCTGAAGCGAGATGTTGTGACCATCAGCGAGCAGACCCTGACGGCGGCCCAGCAGACGCAGGTGCGGGAAAACATCGGTGCGGCTGCAGCTGTGGATCTCACCAACCTCCGGGCCGGGCTGACCTATGTCGAGAACGGGGACACGATCGCCGCGAACGCAAACTATACGGCTGGAAAATTTATCTGCTGGAAGGGCGAGATCTACCGGATCCTGAGCACGATCAACACAACAGTGACCATCGCGAACTGGACAACCTACCTGACCAAGCAGGACGGGATCGGCGGCGCGCTGAGCCAGATCAACGAGGATCTGACTTCGTTAAACAGCAATATTAACAGCTTCTTAACTGTTGGTTTTACACCACAATCCGGCATAACAAGCGATCTGTTTATCCGGCGTTATGGACGGATTGTAACCGTCAATGGATATTTGACTGCTACGACAGCATTTGGGAATGATCAGCTTGTGGGAACAATTGAGGTTGGCAACACCCCTGTTGCACCGATGCGCTTTCCTGTAGAGGTTGCTAATCAAGCATATGAAGCTGGCGAAATCGCATATGGCTCAATTGGTAGCAATGGAGCCATTCGTATTACCACAAAGAGCGGGAACACCTACAAATGTTGTTATTTCAGCGTATCTTATGTGGTGCAAAGTTAAAATTGCTGATTTTGCAAACATTAATACGAAATGTCGAAAATGAATCTTCCTGCATAAATACTTCCCCTTGTCGCTGTCAGTGATGTTGTGGTAATCGTTATTGCTTCATTGGTTTTCCGTTCCACAGTGTAATCTGACGGAGTTACCGTACCGATATTTTCTATGATAATTTGCTGTAATGTCACTGCATAATCGCCATTAACACAGTGAAACGGAAGTTGAATTGGAAACATAACATAATTAGGGTCAAGAGCAAACCCTATAGCGTATGTTCTGATACGGACTGAACCATTATTTTTTGATGCGCTTACGTTCCCCAAATTGCTGTTTTACGAAGTAACATGTTCCAAATTGGAACAGGTTGAAAAACCATTATTATTCATTAAAAATCACCCGGCCAGCTGCCGGGTGAAATATTATTTATTTGGAGGTAACCCATTATGTTCTACATGGTCGTGAGGATCTTCCGGACTTCCCAGGACAACAACAGCATCCAGTATTTCAACGTCGCGGACTATGAGAGCCAGGACGCCTGCCTGCGCGCAGCTGAGGCCCGGTTCCACAACATCATCACCGCGGATCTCCAGAATCCGGATGTGGTCTACCAGATGACCGCGATCCTGGACAACGCCGGGAACTTCGTCGAGAAGCCCGTGATCTTCGACCGCAGGGGCGAATAATCAGGCGAGATCCTGAGGAGGGGGTGGCCTGATGGGTAAGCTTAGCATCAAGCAGATGACTGCCTCAGCTGAGGCGGCGAAGGGCTGGCCGTATGTCAGCCCTGGATCCAACGATAACCGGGGGATTGACTGCAGCGGGCTGTTTGTCCGGATGTACCGGGATCAGGGGGCAATGATCGCCCACGGCAGCAACAGCATCTATCACAAGTACTGCAGCGAGACGGCGAAGCTGACAGACGTGTCTCAGCTGATTCCAGGAATGGCGGTCTTTAAATGCTCCAAATGGGACGATGACGATGCCGGCAATCAATGGTACAACAAAGAGCCGGGCAACCTGCATCACATCGGCTATGTGGCCAGCGTTAATCCGCTCCGGATCATCCACGCATCCAGCGCCGCGGGCTGTGTCACTGAGGATCATAAGATCGGCAAGTGGGCGTATTATGGCCGGCTCAAGGATGTGGATTATGGCGAGCCTGAGCCTGCACCTGCTCCGGATCCTGAGCCAGCGCCCCAGCCGGTGACCACCAAGATTGTCCATGCCGAAAATGGATCCACCGTTAACCTGCGGAAAAAACCGGACGGCGACCTGGTTGACCGGGTGCCCATCGGTGAGACCGTGACGGTCTACGAGGATGACGGCACATGGAGCCGGGTCAAATGGAAGTGGAAAAAGGGCTACATGATGTCCGGATTCCTCGTTGACGCTGATCAGGATGAAGTCACCTATTATATCGTGACCATCCCGCACCTCGCAAAGCATCATGCCGAAGCGCTGGTTAAAAATTATGATGGAGCGATCATGAACGTGGAGGGAGGTGGAGTCGGATGATATGGGACATCGTCAAGGCCGCTGGAGTTCCGGCCTTGCTACTGGGTGTGATTATATCCAGCTGGGTGCAGATCCGGAGCGTAAAGCGCGGCGTGCAGGCGCTGCTGCGGGACAGACTGCTGCAAGGGTATAAGTTTTACCGGCGGCAGGGATGGGCCGACGAGGACGACCGGTCGAACCTGGAAAATGTCTATGTGCAGTATCACAATCTGGGAGCCAACGGCGTGATGGATGACTTACACAATAAGTTTCTCGCGCTGCCAGCGGACCCTCCGAAGACAGCACCGGCGGAGCAGACGCGGACGGTGCAGTGAGGTCGAGCGCCTGGAATGAACTATATTAGATAGGAGGATGGACCATGAATTGGGATTGGAAACAGTGGGCACTGGCTGCTTTGGTACGCGGTATCAAAACCTTCGCTCAGACCTTTGTATCCATGATCGCGGTCGGCGCGGCATTTTCGGAAATCGACTGGCTGCGGGCCTTGTCGGTTTCCGGCGTGGCGTTTGTGCTGAGTATACTCACAAGCCTTGCTGGCCTGCCGGAGGTGCCGGAAAAACAGCCGCCTGATGAAATCACATAAATAATTGATTAATGCAATTTAATATTGCATAAGCAATACGATACCCCTGGGGAAATGTTCCTCAGGGGTGTTTTTTTGTGCCATCAAAAATAATTTTATATAAACGCTAAAAAGTAGTTGACTTTATATAAACATGGGTGTATAATAACAATGTCCTCAAGAGAGAGGGCAAAACAAAGGAGGGTTAACCCAATGAAGATCATCAGCAGCCAGCACTTCCTGAGCGAGGACATCATCGCGGCCAAGATGGCCGAGCTTAAAGCGCAGGACACCGATCATGTCGTGATCGTCTGCTGGGACGCTGGGGAAATCGATGGCGAAGAGTACGCTGTGGTGAGCGATGGGCACCACACGCTGGCAGCGGCCAGGGAGCTGGGCCTCGAAATCCGGTTTGACATCACGGATGATCCGGAAGGGCTCCGGGGCGAGGAACTTCTCGATGCCAGATATATGGATGGCGATTGGTACTTTGTCGAGACAAGCAACCCCGTCGAGGACAAGTTTGATCTGGTTTGGTAATCGGTAATAATCCCGCCCCGGAGGAACGAGGGCAAGAAAGGAGCACATCATGAAGAGGATCAGCAACGGCAAGCTGTACGACACGGAGACGGCGACGAGGATTGCCAGCAAGTCCCACGGTCAGGGGCGACGGGATTTTAGCTACTACGAGGAAACCCTGTACCGGAAGCGCACAGGTGAGTACTTCCTGTACGGCGAGGGCGGACCGATGAGCCGCTATTCCGTCTCTCGCGGGCTGAATGAGTGGTCCGGCGGGGAAAAGATCATCCCGTTGACCTACGAGAAAGCCCGCGAGTGGGGCGAGGCAAGCATGGATGCGGATGACTATCAGGCGGAATTTGGCGAGATCGTTGAGGAATCCAGTGAGCGCGTGACGATGTCCATCAGCCTGGACGGCACGGTCGCGGACAGGATCCGGAGGGAAGCCAAAGAAAAGGGCTTGAGCGTATCGGCGCTGATCGCATCGAAGTTCTGAGTTTGACATTGTCAAAGTAGAAAGTGGTACAATGTACCACTTTTTTAGTGCATTGCGGAGTACATTGCGCGCACCTAAAATACCCCAAAATGGCAAAAAAGAGACTTCCGAGGAAAATCCCCCGGAAGCCTTGATTTGAGCGGAGAAGCCGGGATTTGAACCCGGGCTGCGGTCACCCGCACTACTCCCTTAGCAGGGGCGCTGACATGCATTATTTTACAACAGTTTCAGGCTCTGAGTGCATTGCAGGTGCATTGCTCGTTTTGATCATGTTCACAGCTTGCCTGGCATCTTTGTCGTCCGGGTGGGCGTATCTGTCCAGCATCCGAGTGGTGGACCAACGCATAATCTTCTTGACGGTCTGGGGAGCGATCCCTTCTGTGACGGCCAGCGCGGTGGCTGTGGTGTGCCTGCAGGAATATGGTGTTAACCGCCTCGTTTTGGCCGTTTCCAGCGCTTTGTAATAATCCCGGTAGAACTTCTGCTCAGAACGGGGGAAGGGCTGCTGGAGGCGTCTCTGAGGGGCTGTGGAGATCATTTCTTCCAACACCGGGACGATCGCATCCGGGAGATAAACCGCTGAGTTCTTCCGGACTTTGGTCTTATGCCCGGCGCCGATGATCTGACGATTTTCGAGATCGATCATGTCCAGTGTGAGGCCCATCAGCTCCGCCGGCATCATGCCGGTATAGATCATGGTCAGCGGGATTCCGGCTTCTATGCAGCCATCCTCCCAGGCTTTCCAAAGCGCCGCCTGCTCCGTCTGGCTGAATGGGGTCTGCTCCGCCTCTTCCAGAGCCGGGAGCTTGATGAAGGTCGGGACATCCTTTGACGCGAAGCCCTCCGCGCCGATGATCTTATACAGGTTAACCATGACTGTTTTCATATCCTTAGCGGGGTAATAGGTCGATGTCGCATGATCTACAGTTTCCTGCATCTGGGCGCTGGTAATCCGGTCCACACGGTAATACCAAAGAGGTTCCCAGCGCTTCCAGGCAATCGCGTAGTTGGTCTGCTTATCCTTCGACAGCTCTGTCAGCCGGGTATCTTTGTACTGGTTCCAGATTGTCACCAGTTGCGGGATGGGCTTCTCTTCTGTGAGGACCTTCAGCTGATCCAGGCAGTAAGCCAGGGCATCCGCCTTCTTTGCGAAGCCAGCCTTGGTTTTGCAGATCTGATGATATTTCCCATCATTGTCCGTGAAGGAGTGAATAGTCCACTTCGCCGTCCAGGATCCATTCCGTTTGTAAGCCGTCCCCTGCTTATTCCCTCGCCGGGTGGATGAGCGCTGGACGGCACCCAGCAGCCGACCGCACCAGGGGCAGTATCGTGCCTCCGCGGGCAGCTCTTTTTTGCATTTCGGGCAGATCATGGCAGCCTCCGTCAATTAAGGTCGAAGGTGTAGACATAGTAGAATAGGTTCAGTTCGTTGCCTTCCTCCATGGCCTTGGTCTGATCCTTTGAGAATGTCAGCTCCATGCTGGTGTTGTTTCCGGTCTTCGCGTAAACGTTGCCGGAAGGGAGAAGCTCCCAGGTGCCGTTATAGGTGCGCCCGAAGGCATCGCTGTCGCGGTGGAAGAGATAGGTTGCATAGTAACAGCTCCCGTCATCTGCAAAGTAAATATACTCCATGTATGGAGCACCCTCCGCGGACAGACTGCTGTGAGTCCACGCGGTGCCGCCGGGCCAGTCAGCCAGGGCAAGCGCCGGGAGAAGCAGAGCAAGAGCCAGGATAAACAGAAGCAGTTTTTTCATTTTGCATCCCTCCTATGCGTCTGGTTCGGGATCATCATCCGGAGGAATCAGATCCAGCAATTTACGGACAGCGGCCTGAGTTCCGGGATCTGCGGCATGATAAAAACGGATAAGCAGCTCATCAAAGGTAAGCTCTTTTTCGACCGGCTCATCTCCGGTCATCAGCCAGCCTGCATCGACTCTCAGCGCCCTCGCCAGCCGGTACGCTTTGTCCTGCTTTGGGATATACTTACCATTGATATAATTGCTCAGCGATCCTTTATCAATGCCGCTTTCCTTCGCGAGATCAGAGGC